CGAAGGTTACGCTGTGGAGAGCAGCACTGAGAAAGGCTCCGTGCAGATTTATCCGGCGGGGGCTTTGGAGAAGGTGAATATCAAGCCAGCGAGCATATCTGACTGGGAATTACGAAGGGACATCGAGCGAAGGATTGCCACCACTATCTGCGAAGAGCTGACCTTGAGGAGTCCAGTCCTTGCTGCTGAAGCTGCCTGTATATGCAGGCAGCATGGGGTTCACCATCGCTTCGATGTGACACGCTGCGGACAGGACATATCCGACAGCAGGCTCAACCTGTTCACCGACGGAAAAGGAACCGTAGTCAGAATGCACATTGGATAACCATCTCACATGAACCTCAACGACCTCTCCTCCCGCGTCCACACTGCCAACATCAACTGGTGGCGTGACCCTCAAACCGGCCTATGATAAACCACGCAGAAATGGTAAAAGCTCTCACCAAAAGCGGAGCTAAGATAGCCTCTGAAATGAGCGCCGAGGACGCGCACTTGATGCATATGGCTATCGGCATCTCTGGCGAAGCTGGAGAGCTTCTCGACGCCATCAAAAAGCAGGTGATCTACTGCAAGGCTTTGGACCGCGAGAACGCCCTGGAAGAGCTTGGAGATTTGGAGTTCTACATGGAGGGAATGCGTCAGGGACTAGGACTCACTCGTGAGCAATGCTTGGAGGCAAACATTGCAAAGCTTGGTAAGCGATACGATGGCATGAAATACACAGACGCGGCAGCGCACAAAAGAGCCGACAAGCTGGAGTTATGAACCATGCTGGAGACAAATTCATCCTGTATAAGATTACCTGCACTGTGACAGGGAAAACCTACATTGGGATAACAACGCAACCTCTTCAAAAGAGATGGTCTCAGCACGCCAGCCATTCAAACGGTTCAAAAACAAAGCTAGGAAGAGCTATCGCAAAATACGGTGTTGGTGCATTTAGTATTGAGCACATTGCTTCAACATGGTCGTTGAAACACTTGCTGCTATTAGAAGCTCAGGTGATCGCTCAGTATGATTCAATGCGTAACGGCCTTAACTCAACCGCTGGAGGCGATGGGGTTTTTGGATTGAAGTTCAGTGACGAGTCAAAACTCAAAATGAGTGTTTCAAGAATTGAAAAATGGAAGGACCAAGAATACCGGGACAGGATCAGTGCTGCGCAGCGCAAGGTGTGGGCCTCAAAGTCACCGCAAGAAATATCCGAGCGCAGGGAAAGAGCGAGGAATGCAACTGCTTTAAGAGAATGGATGAAGAGCAACCCAAAGGCAAGAAAGCCGGAGCCAATCCTTTGGAAGGGAAAAGGGTGGAACATGAAGATTAAAACTCATTGCCCGAAGGGACATCCATATTCTCCTGAAAACACAGCCATCAGAAAGTGCGACGGCGGCAGGGAATGCAGGACTTGCAAGCGGGCCGGAAGAAACGTCGCAAGAAATAGAAGACAAAAGATGGCCTACAACGCCAAAAGGGAGGACCACAAGCACGCGGCCAGGATGGCTGCTGGAGGGAAGAAGTGGTGAGCACTTGGACAAAAACACCGCCGACGGAACCGGGCGCGTATTGGTTTCGCAACAAAGAACTCAGCAAATTCCTTTGCGATTACGACTCCGACGAGATCGAGATACTCAAAACAAGCACCATAAAAGGCGAATGGTGCGGCCCGCTGGTGCCTGCGGAGGAGGTTGAAAAAGCCTTTTACGAAGGGCACGTGTGCGCGTTTTGCAGTGACCCAGACCTTGACCCGGCAAGGTTCAATTATGGCAACAGCCGCGCCAAGCAGGTCGCGGAGGGGAAGCTATGAAAATCCCCTCCCGTAAAGAAATCTAGGCAAGGCACGCCAAGGCTGTGCGCCACTGCAAAGCCCTCAACATCGCCATTGATAAGCTTGCCATCATCGCCTGCGTCCCCACTCCTGTCGTCCACCCCACCTACAGCAAAGGTGCAATGAAAGCTCTAAAGAAGATCGAGAAGCTCATCCGAACAAGGAGGTTGATATGAGCGAACCTCAGCAAAGCATCACCACCATCATCAGCGATCTAGAAGCCCTACTCTCCAAGGCAAGCCCAGGGGAATGGCAGGCTATTGTCCGCAGCAACGATGGCCGGGACCAATACAGCATCATGGCATCCAACCCCGAGGAATACCGCAAGCGAATTGGGACCATGTTCATCGCCCACACCCCCAACAACCACTGCTTCAAAAGCGGCTTCCACCAAGAAATCGAGGCCAACGCCAAAATCATCGCCCGGTCAACCACTGTCATCCCAATTCTCCTGAAGGAGATCCAACGGCTCAAAGCCAAGTGCGGAGAATAAATGAGAACCCAATGAACCCCACCGACGAAAACCTTACCTCACACCTCCCCGCCACCTACACCAAAGACCTCCACCTGAAGCATGTAGAAGCCTTCTGGGAGGGGAAGCTGGAATGGTTTAACCAGTTTTCCGATGAGTGGGCGAAATCCATCAACCCGCCACACCAAACCGAAAACCCAGCACGATTCCGCATCGCCACCACCAAACATCTCCGCCCGTGGAAACCTGAAGAGCTTCCCTTGGGAGCGTGGATTTGCGACAAGGGAAACCTCGATTACAGCCTCATCGTGGCCTGCGTAAGCGGCATGGCAGTGCAGGTGGACAGCGACGGCTTCTGCAAAATAAGCCCAACACACCTCCTTGAAAACTTCCAGCACTCCACTGACCAAGGCAAAACCTGGCTCCCTTGTGGAGTCGAGGAGTAGTCCTCCAGCAGGGTGGGGATTCAAATGTCCTCAGAAATCCCCACCCTCGCCGCCGCCCTCCTCGCTGCCTGATACAGCTTCCAGTAAGCACGCCTCCGAACCCGGTTCTTCAGGTGATACCTAGCAGCTTGAGCTTTACGGTTCCCACCCCTAGGGCGCGGCCTGCGACCACTCCCTGAAGCAAAAACCTCGTCCGGTGCATCCATCTGTATCGCTTCATCAGCCATCCAAACAGCAGAAACCAGATAGGAAAAATGGTCAAGTCCGCATTCACAGGGGCGGACAGGTGGCTGAATAGGCATTGGAAGACCGAAAACAGCGTTTCATTAGGAAATCCATCAAAAGGCTCATTTGGGAGCGTTTCACAGGGGCGGACAAGAAAGGACTCCTGAAGGCGTGCGAGGGGGAGGAACCAGCTAAAAGGGTGGTGGGGAGGGTGAGGTGGGGAAAGTGAGCTTGAAGGGAAGGTCAGGGGAGATGGCTAAAAGGGAAGGTCTGGAAAAGTCGATTTTTGGGGGAGTGCCCGTAAGAGAGAAAACCACTATACTAGTCTGACACGCGCATAGGGGGCGGTCCCCAAAACCCACCCCCTACCCTCGCCCTCCCGCCTGGCTCCCCTCCCGGCCACCCCTCCCGCTTCACTTCTCCCGGCCACTCCGCCCTACTACCCCTTGCCAGAATACCCCTAGAGAAGCGGCAGGGAGGGCGGCACTGTGTAGATCATCCGTCGGGGAGTCTTCCCCTGCCACGGCTTCCTAAATGGCTGGTAGGGCATTCCTAGAGCGCGGGCTCTGCGGGGGCCGCTCTTGCGGGAGAGGATTCTTTCGGCTGCCTGGATGTAATCCTTGGGCATATCCTTGTTGAAACGGCCCCAGGAAGCCAGGTGAAAGGCGCTTGAAAGGTTGCTGGGGCAAAAGAGGGCGCTCCAGAGGTAGAACACTAGGCGAGCGGCTGCCGGGTGCCTGGTAGGGTGTCCACCTTTCAAGGCGAGCGGGGAGGCAATCCCTAGGGCGGCCAGTCCGCAGGTGCCTACCTTCTCACGTAGCTGGTCAAGCCACGCTTCAAGGGTAGCTTCCGGGGGTTTTATGCGGGAGAGCTGGGAAAGCATCTCCGGCTTAAAGGACTTTGCACTACAAAGTAGTTTGCCGTTAGCGTGTCGCGTATTCTCTGACACGCTTCCCCTTGTGCCATGCCCTTCCCCCTCCCTTGTGGCTTCCTCCTGGACACACTCCCCACAGCTTTCCCCTTCCGTTTCACTCTCGCGCATACCGCGCAAGGTATCCGTGCGCGGCCTAGTTTGCAGTCAAATCCGCGCAAACTTTTTTCGACTATTTTGCGCGGCTTTTCCTAAGTGTCTAGTTTGCAACGCCTTGCAATGTGAAGAAAAGCGTTGCACTTCTTTGGCTGTTTGGTAGGCTTGTGTCCAGTTGAGCGCGGCCCAGTAAGCCGGGTTCACGGGAAGGAAATTGTGAGAATTGCAGACGATCAGCGACTTGTGCGGGTGGTGAATCAGTTTGGCAGGGAGCTTCCTATCTATGACGATGGTTTCGGGCCTCTTTGGGTGCATCGTGATTCAATGGGGATTTCCGGGATTGTTCGGGCGCGAACTTGGGAGGACGCCTACGGGATTTGTGAAGACGAGTTTTTTTCCTCCTGCGATCTCACACGGGAGGAACTTGTTAAAGAGTATGGCTTCCGGCGGCGGCACGCGAAGATCGTGCGGGAGGCTTCCGGGGTGGAGCGGGAGGCGGTCGAATCGGATTACCCTTTCGACAAGTCCGGGGTGGTCTTCGTCCGTTGGGACGGAGGGAATGCTTCTCGGGAAGGGTGGGGAGGATCTTTCCGGGACGTGCTCCATGAACGGGGTCCGGCTGGACTGCCAGTATTGCAACGCGGGGGACAGCTACGCCATGACGGTTATGTATGTGAACGGGCGCTTGTGCGTCGGGGACTGGGGTTCCCTTGTCGAGCGCCTGTAGTGGGTCCGCCCTGCCCTTTCCCATTCCGGGAGAGGGTAGGAGCGGGCGCATTAGAGCGCTTGGCTTTCCGGTAGGCTTTACCGGGTGAAACTATGGGTGAAACTATGGAAGCGACACTTGAGAAGGCGGTGACGGAGCGGATATGGGGGGCGGGCGAGTTTGCCCGTGCCTATATCAAGACAGCTCTTTGGAGTTCAACCGAATACAAATTCGGGGAGTGCCCTTGCTGTGGGCGGGTGGCCTTGCTGAACAAGCTGCCAGAGGAGGAATTTGATCAAGAGCTTATGTGCGATGCGCCGGGGTGTGGAGTGCGGGAGGCGCAGCCGGAGCCAATGGACGACAATTACGACGAGACGGACATTGCCCCGGAAGCGTTGGCTTCAATGCTGGCGGACTGCGCCCGCTTTGAAGCTGAGCAAGGGGAGACTATCCGGGCGGCTATTGAGACGGGGGAGGTGGTTAGCGTGCCGGATTTCGGGGCGCTTGGCCGTGCCGGACACGATTTTTGGCTTACTAGGAACGGCCACGGGTGCGGATTTTGGGACGGAGACTGGCCGGAGCCTATGGCGGACACGCTGACGAAAGCGGCCAAGGCGTTTGGCGAGTGCAACCTTTACGCGGGAGACGATGGGCGGCTTTACCTCTGAAACTCTATGCGAACGCATAACTTGAAACGAATTCAGGCAGCATTGAATTGATTCCCCCGTCCGCCCTTCCCTTCGGGGGAGGGCGGGAGGCGCGATCAAGCGCGAAACAACCAACAGGAAAACTATGACAAAACAACAGGCAGAAAACCGGGCGAGACTCTTTGAACGGCTGGCCAGGCTGGGGTTCAGTTACAGCGAATCCGAAGCCCTGATCCGAATTGAGCGAGCACTGCAACGCTGGGGGGAACTTGAATGCGGCGACGGGAACGATCACGGCTCATGGGCGATTGAGCGGGACGAAGAGACGGATAAACCTTTTATGGTCCGGCACTTCTACCGGCACGGGCGTGGGGCGGATACGGTGACGCGCTCCCCTATTGCAGACCGTGAAAAAGGAGCCTTGAAGCGGCTTGGCCGGATTATCGGCAACAGGAATACCCGCAACTGGGTTGGATTCAGCGGACCGATTCAAGAGTCGCCTGGATTCTTGATTGCCTATCACCAAGGCGATTGCCGGGGCTGTAATCTGTATCTGGTCAAGGCGGAGGACTTGAAAGGGCGCAAAATTGATGAGTCCTACACTGTGGGGCTTGCGGTTTGCTGCTAATCCCTCCCGTTGAGCCGGGGCGCTTTGCCTGCGGTTCACCGGGCGGGATCCGCTCCCCCGTGTATTGTGCGCGGGGAAACTTGATGGGAAAACATTATGACGACACTGCGATCAATGGTTCACGAGCTGACGCCAGAGTTCAGCTTTGCGGGGTTCACCTTCCCGAAGTGGGTTTTCAGCCTACCCAGGGGGAGCAAGGCTAAGAGATTGACGGCGGCGAAAAATCCCGTTTGCGGGCCTTACTATCACGCGCCCAAGCCGGGAGGAGGGAAAGGTTGCGGCTTTTACCTCGAATCCGATGGCGCACTTTCTTTGCGCTGGCAATGGGCGGACGAGGTTAGCGAGGCGCATATCAAACATACCGGCTGGTATTCCGACGAGCACGGAGACAGCGAAAAGATTCGCGGCCTTGTCTTCCGGCTTCCGAAGTCTCGCGGCTTCCTTGCTGGCTGGTCTATGGGGGAAGGCATGGCCAGCGCATTGGAGTGCGACATTTACGAGACAGAGCGGGAGGCCGCGCTTGCTGCGGATTCCTTGGCGGAGAACGTGGCAGAGCGGGAGCGGGAGTATCAGGAAGAGGAAGAAGCCAAGCGGGAAGCTGAAGAGGCTGCCAGCTTGACCGAATTCTGCGAAGAGGTTGCAGCCTAACCAATCAAACCCATGCGAACTTTTACCCTTACAATAACCACTGAAAACGCCGCTTTTCACGACGACGAAAGCCCCACGAGCGACGACGCCGCCAAGGCTGAAATCGCCCGCATCCTGCGCGACGCTGCGAAGCATGTTGAAAACGGCTCCGATGGGCGGACGTTGCACGATAGCAACGGGAACCGCGTTGGCCGCTTTGACTGTGCCGACTAACCAATCAAACCCTATGCCTACACGCACCAAAAAGCGACTTGAAAGCCTACTCCCCGGAGGAGTTCCCCGCTTCGTCCGTTGCTATGACAACGGCGGAGAGACTGCCGATAGGTTCACCGCCGTCTTTTCGGGACGGCATTCGATGGCCAGGACGCACCGCGTTTGGCCATACCTCGCCATGAATTGCTCCCCGCTTCACCCTCAAGGCTTCGGCCAGCACGGCGAGACGCGAGACAAACCCTGCGACACTGACCGCTGGGGCTTCCCCGTTGCGATGGGGCGCAAGAACCATCTTGGCAGGCGGATTCCTTTTGGAGATTTGCCAGAGGGTTGCCGCAAGCTGGTCATGCAGGACTATCTGGAGCTGTGGGATCTGAAAGGGGGTGGCAAGTGAAGCCTCTCCGCAACTTCACAGTGCGCTACATTTCACCGGAGGGACGCCGTGGAACGTGGCTCCCGGCAACGGATGACCTGTTCCGCACTGCCAGCGAAGCTATGGATTTTGCAGCGAAGGAGCTTGGCGCTGGCTACCGTGTCACGTCTGCCTATGAGAGTGAATCCTGCAAGCGTGCAAGATTACGACGCGAGAAGCAGGAGGCTTCCAAGTGAAACCCCTCCTAGAATTCGCCTCATGGCTACTCTTTGGCCTCCTCGCCTGGGTGTTCGGCTGGAAAGATACGGACCACGACAAAGGACTCTGAGAATGGACACCTCCCGCGTGACAGGCGGGAGTAGTCCGCGCTCAATTACGGGCCGGAAAACAACTGATAGGAAAACATTATGAGCCAACTTAGTTTCGACGGATTCGGGATCAATGGTCCCGACAAATACCGCACCAGACTCGCAACCTTTACCAACGACGAGGCCGGGAAAGCCTACGGGAAGTTGTTCGAGGCATCGCCTGACTTGTTGGCCGCGTTGGAGTTGGATCTTACATTTCACAGTCGTTACCTCTGCGAGTCCAGCCTTCCAGAGTTCCGGCAGGCTGGCTACACTGGAACATCTGACGGGAAAAGCATGAAGCGGTGGTTGGGCGAGTTGAAGGACGCTGCCATCGCCAAAGCTACGGGAGGTGCCAAGTGAGGCACCACGAGGAAATCTACAACGGCCCCCGCTATCACAAGCCCCTTGAAGTGAGGGGTGACTGCGGAGCCGGTTCAGATACCGAATCAGCCTTTGCCCGTGGCCGGGAGATGTTTAAGGCTGGCCGAAGCTATGCCTCCTTGACCGCTCGCAACAAGACACTCCTCGACGCCCTCCGAAAAGGCTACAACTGGCAGAAGAAACGCTCGAAAACCCCATGAAATCCACCGCCCACGACGAAGCGGAAGCCCTGCGGAAACGCTCGGAAGCCTGGTTCCGCAACTACATCGCCACCGGGACCATCTCTGACGAGGAGATTCTGTCCATACCTGACCCCACCGAAAAACCCGTGCAGCCTTTCATCCGTGAGCCCTGACCAATACGCCCGCCAGAAGGAGCTTCGGAAAGCGAAGTTGGCCAACCCTTCCCGGTATCTCTGCGACTGTGGAATGCCCGCCGTCCGCATGAAATGTTCCTCGTGGATATGCCAGCGGTGCCTAGACCTAGAAGCGCAGTTCTACGGACTCAACGTCGAAGGCAAGAAAATCAGCCTGCCCCGACACGGGGCTTCCCCTCAATGACCCCTAAAGAGCTCAACTACACGGCATCACTCGTCGCCAGGGGACTCGTGATGAACAACCCCACAAAGCGCACCTTGGAGCACCTTGCAGGGCCACACTCTGAGCGCATCATCTACCTCGTCTGGAAGCGCTCCCGCCTGAACGCCCGCGTGGCGCTTGCCATCCCTGACGCTTGGAAGGAAATCGCGGAAGACTATGCCCTGAAGCGAATACTAATGGGAGCCAGCACCCACCAGAAGATTCGCAAGGCGCGGGCCACCTTCGTCGGCGCTACCAGAGCAGCCTACAAAATAACCTGACCCGTCGCGAACTACAGTCGGAAAAGAATGACCCGGCAGGATTGCTCCTGCCGGGTTTGGTCTTCGTGGTTGGCCTGACACTGACTGACCTGCCAGCTAGGGGCGTATGAGAAACGCTGTCAGAGTTCGACACTCACAATTTGTCTAATCGCGGTCGCGGCCAGGGAGGCTCGCAAAAGCGATGGCTGTTGATAGCACGATGCAGAGGAGGATGCCAAGGAGGAAAAGGAGTTTCATGGGATGATGGTGTAACCGAGCTTGCGATAAACCTCTTCACGGGCCTTTGAATGCTTGCCCATCAGTGGATGAATCTTGGCGTCATTGAAGTCAAAGATTTGCCCGTGAGTTTTCCCTTGGAAACTTCGCAGGACGCGCCCTGTCCGCTGCTCCATTCTAGCGGCTGACTTCCCGCCTGACACCATCACCAGAACCTCTGCGTTTGGCAAATCCAAGCCCTCGTCTGCTAAGGAGGTAGCTATGAGACACCTCACAGAGCCCGCTGTAAAAGCCTCCAGCGCCTCCCTCCTTGCCTTAACACCCATAGCTGAGTAGCAAGGCACCGCTCCAGGGATTGACGCTGCTAAAGTCTGCCCGTGCTCGACCTGATTGACCAGCACTAAGGTTGGCTTCTCGTTGATGGCCGCTTGAATGGCAGCCGCGTTGCGAGCCTTGTTCTGGATGATACCCAGCTCGACGCACGTTTGAAAGGCAACCTGACCCCACAGTTGCCCTTGATCGCCACTCCAATAGCGTTGCCGGATGCGAACCACCCGATCAATTTCCCGATCAATCGGCTCCTTCAAGCCTGGGTCTGTGGCATCCAGCCAGCGGACGACTGCGGGGGCGAGGTTGTTCTGAACGTGCTCGCGGGAAATGACGTGCATCTTCTCGCAGTAGCGCATGAAGACGGCCAGCAACGCCGGGTCTTCTGGAGGTGTCGCCGTCATCAGCCACAGAGCGCCCTTGCAGGTTTCAACCTGGGACTGCCATGTGAGTGCGCTTGCAAGGTGATGAGCTTCATCAATGATGAGAACATCACGGTCGCTCCAGTCGGTAGCTGCCGCAGCGCAGGCGATGCGGATGTCCTGCCTAGCAACTAGCGGGAAGGTGTCCATTGCCTTCTGCGCCTGCTGGCACTGCTCCTTGGTATTTGCCACCCACCCGATGCGAACCTTGCGCCCCCTCACACGGCTCTTGATGGCCATGTCCAAAGCGTAAGCCAGCATGAGAGTTTTCCCTGAACCTGCTGGAGAAATGATTGCCCCCCGCTTCCTCCGTGAGAGCCACTCTGCGGCTTGATGCTGATAGGGGCGAATTTGGAAGCTCATGCTGCGAATGGTTTGGCGTCGCGTTCCAACACGAGGAAGTAGCTGTGCCAGATTCTTGCGTGCCGCTGTTGCCCCTTCTGCGGGCCGGGCATCCGGTGTCTCGCGGGCAGCACGAACATATCCGCGAGCCGGAAGCCTTCACTCTCCGCCCAGTTGATGACGTTGACGTGCGTGCAGTGCATCCGGTGATTGTGGATGATGTCCTGACACTTGAAGACCATCTTGCCGCGAGGTTTCAGAACGCGGTAGGCTTCGCTGATTGTGCCTCGATAGTGTTCTTCGAGTTCGTCGTATCGGTAGTAGCCACCGAAGCGCGAGGTCATCGCCACCTTGCTATTGTGTTCGCGCCCGCCGCGCACATAGGTCAGGAACGGCGGGTCGAAGACGCAGTTATTCAGAGACGCTGGCGGCAGCGGCAGCATTTGCGAGTCGGCTTGCACCACGCCTTCATGCAGCGGGGTGATGTCGTAGCAGAGGCGCGGGCGCGGCAGTCGTTTCCAGAAGCTCCCGTTGCCATAGGTCATGTCGCACTCAAATCCATCCGGGCAGTGCAGGGATTGAATCGCGCTCAGAATCTCGTGGTTTGATTCATAAACACTCCTCCACGGAGCTGTGTGATCACCTTCCATCTCAATGTCTCCCCCTCAAAAAGCGGCTCCCATCAGCGGTCCCTGAAGCCTCCATGTTGCGAGCAAATGTCTCATCATCCACCGTTCGCGGAAGCGACTTCACCGAGTTCACCTTGACGCCCATCGCTTCGGCATATTTGGAGGAAGTCTCTGAAAGCCTGGGCTTGCCAGAACTTTTGCCACGAGGCTCGAAAGCACCCACCTCAATCAGCCATGCGTCGAGCTTCACCGCCAGAGCGACAGCCCGCTTGTGTGATAGCTTGTGCAAGCAACAGTTCAGACCGAACCCTCTACCGTCTCTCGTGATGACATCCAGTCCAGCAGCCTCGGCGGTCTGGTATCCGACCAAAGACTTGTAAGGGCCAACCAGCAGGCAGTATTTGCCGTCATCTTGCTTGGTGACGTGGACGTGGCGGAGGCTCATAGCGACAACTCCATCTGGCCCTTCCACGGGGCCGCGTTGTGGTTCTTCAGCAGCGTCTCTGCCAAAGCCCGACTCTTCAAGCGCCATCCCCACACGATGCGCCCCTTCTGCTCGGGTCGCTGGGAGTTCCTCCAAGCGCCGGTCTTCTCAATGATATTGGCGCGGAGGAGAACCTTGAAGGCGTTCCCGATGGCATTGCGCGAATCGGGTGGCACGTTGCTGAATGCTTGCTCGTCCGGCCAGAACATGTCTCCGTGGTATTGAAGAGCCGCATCCACGATGCCAACAATCGCCGCCCGAAGGTCATTCGGCTTAAAGGCGATTTGCAAGGCCAACCCGTCAGTGTTTTTCATACGATTCTCTCTGCTTGCAGAAGCATTCTAAAAGCAATCTCCGCGTGGCGAACGCTCACCAGGTCATGCCACGCCACCTCCCCGGTGCGCTTGTCCCGCACGCCAAAATCGAAGGGATGCCAGCGCACCAACTTTGGCTCCGGCTCAACGGGGTCGCGCTCCATCCGCTTGCGCTCCTTAGCGGCCCGCATCTGCGCCAGTCTCCGCAACTGCTTTTCCCGCCGAAGCTTGGAGTTGCGATAGAAACTTACCCCGTTGGCAAATCGTCTCATATTCTGTCGTTCGGCGAACACGCCGGGCACGGCACAGTAATCGGCTGCCCCGACGGCGTCACGCCCCCGCTGTCCACGCCACCAGAGCCATCACACATGCACGGGATTTCCCAGAGCTTGATATGAGTTGCTCCATCGTCCAGTGCTTCCTTGACGGTTATTGCGACATCCAGCGATTCGCCGTCAATTATCATCCGCTGGTCATGGCCTCGCAGGCTGTAGTGGACGTGGAATCGCCGAACCAGGCGGTCGAGCGAACCACTGGCCCGCTTCTCCGCTTCGATTGTCTTTGGTGTTCCCATATCAGTCTTTCCGGCGAACGTCACTGTCGGCCAGTGGTCGCTCACCTCTGTTGTGCGGCTCGATGTCCGCGTTGTTCAAGCACTGGTATCCGCCACGGCGTTCTTCTAGCACGACCGTCTCAGGTCCGGCACTACGCACGGTCGTTGGCCGGTTGTCCTTGTGATACGGTATTAGTTTCACGCTGTCGCCCGCCGCATAACAAGCGGGTCGAGCCAACGCGGTTGGGCGCTTCGGGTTTTTCATAAAGTCATTGGTTTGCGGGAGTCACGTTTCCGCGTGGCTCACCCGCAGCGGTATGCCGCCTTGCTTCTTCGACGGCTTGCGCGAGTTCGGCGCTCAGTCTCGCGGCTGCGTCCAGTTCCAGCACATGCTGGGCGTGAGTATGACCGCTCCACTCGTCGTAGCTCGGCACTCTCAGCCGCACTTCTCCGTGGTCGTAGCGGGCGGCATACCCAGCGCGCTGCATGGAACACGCCTGCGGCGGTTCCTCTGATTTGGGAGTCGAGTTAGGCGTGTCCATGAGCTTTCTCGTTGGGCATCAGGTCTGTGTCTTGCAGTTCGTTCATAGTCGTTTTCAGTTTGGCCGCACGCCCAACCACCAGGTCGAGCAAACGGCGGGATTGCGTCTCAGGCAAGTCCGGCGTCGTCGCTCCCTGACTTTACCTTTCTAGCCTTCAACCTCTCAAATGCCGCCTTCAAAGCGAGCCCGCTCCCCAGCAACGGCTCCACCGGCTCACCTTTGTTGCACAACCACCGATAGACGACACTCTTGGCAATCTTCTGTCCGGTGATCTTGAGGTATTCGTCGGCGAGCATCTGGCCGGTGATGCCAGCCTTCAATCCTGCGCGGATGGGCGACAGGTAGTGCTCGGAGAACTTTTTGGAGGGTTGCTGCTTCATTGCTGAGGTCACAAATATGCTACTGGAATCTTCAGGTCAACTCTTTTCAACCAACCCTAGCAGAAAATCTTTTGCCTCGTCGCAGGAGAACACCACGGCGGTCTTTGCTCCGGCCTTCTGCATCCAGGCCAGCTCGCCGAGTTGCTCTGGGGTGGGCTTCTGGCCGGGGCGTTTGACTTCGATTCCGAACGGAATCCCGATTGAACCTGGAGCTGCGGTGATTGTTCCCACAAAATCAGGGACTCCGATCCTTGAGCTGGTTTTCTGGTCCATTCTCTTACGGTCCCACCAGCAACGATGGCTTTGAGTCTTGAGGAAATCATCTATCTGCTGTTGAATCTCCGCCTCAAGGATCGGCCTGCGGTCCAGCCGTTGAGTCTTCTTCAACTGCTCCTTCTGGATGGACTCTGCAATGAGTCCGATGGGGGCGGACTTCTTTTCACGTTTGCGCAAGACTTCGGCGTTGTGAGCGAGCGCATCAGCAGGGGTCCACTGGGAAAACGGCTTCATGGTGATTAACTGACTACTTGCGGAATAATTGGCGGCTTCGGCAATGATTTCCAATGCGTCGGCTTGTATTCGTCATCGGTTAGGAGTTGGCCGCTCCATTCTTTACCATCCCACCAAGCATCTCTGCGGGTGTTTCCCCAAAGCCAACCGTCGCCATCATTGGCGCGACCGCCAATCCAGATACCTTCGCCGTCCCAAAGCCAGACGATTTCATCCAGCGGCGGCAGGTTTTCATCGCTGACCAGCTCCCAGTTTTCGACACTCATACCTTCGCATCCTCCTTCAATGTTAAAATCCAAAAGCGTTCCTTGCGGTTGTTCCCTTCCGCACGCTTCGCCTCGACGTAGTTGCTGAGAGGGTGCTTCTTCACGGCTCGCATGACGGCAGCTTCTTGAGCGCCAGCCTCTCGGGGCGGCTCGGCAGATTTGAAGGTGTCAATCTCCTGAATCAGGTTTTCAATGGTTGTGCTTTTCACACGCCGCACAGCAGTCAGAATCTTCCGCTGAAAATCTGTCAGGCCGTCGTGGGGGGAAATCTCGTGGAGTCCAACAACCCACTCATCACCTCCGCCAAGGCCGCACTTCTGAAGCCTTTGCACCTTAATAAAGTTACCAGAGTTGGACTTCACCACGGCATCAAACCTTGCGACACCTCGGACGGCTGGCCTGACAGTGACAGTCATTCCTATTTTCACATCTTCGATTCTCATTCGTTTCTCCTTATCAGGTATCCCATTTCGTATGCCCACGCGGGATGTTCGTGGATTCTCCGGTGGCAACTGTCATCAATCGCCAGGAAAAACTTCTTCTCACAGAGCAGCTTTCCACGACCCTTCTTGTGGTGAATCTGCGTGGACTGTTCCTTGCCGCATACCTCGCAGAGCTGGTGCGAAATAAGATACTCCACCCGAACCCTCTGATAGTCCTTCAACAGCTTGCGCATCTGCGGGCTGCACTTCCTGACAGGTTTTTGGCGCAGCTTCTTCTTGGCAGGCTTCTTCTGCGGACTCCTTGGGTGCAACCCTTTGCGAAGCTTCGTCCACAAAGCTGGGCGGGTTTTCTTCTGGTAGCCTCGAAGGGGCATTTATGCGATCTGGGTTGGTTTATTCAACTGTTCTGCGGATTGAGTGGTTTGCACTTATTCAAGCCGACCGCTTTTGCGTGTCGGGTGCAGAGTGGCAGTTCGCCACGGAGCGAGCTTTTCCAGAGCCAGTGCGCTTTCTTGCCGCACTCATTGTCGTTGCCGTGCTGCCAGTATGGCCTCCAGCCAGAGAGTGTTTGTTTGCATCGCACCACCGCAGAACCAGGCGCTGCACGTAATGAGTGCCGAGCTTGGCCATTGGCGAGTTCAGAGCGTTTTGATTCGGCACTCATACGTGAGCTTGGTCGTTAAGCCGCTTAGAATGGTATGTGGTCAGAGTCATCATGTTTGCCAAATCGCAGGCCACAGTCCGGGCACTTCCACCAGTCTTTCTTGATCTTGAGCCAGCCGCGCAGACGGTCGCGCCACGGAGTTTTCACAGCCTCGTCGTAGTCCATGACCATTCCGCAGCGGGTGCATTCCCACGCTTGTAGATCGTTCACTTCATCGTGCCCTTTCCACTTGCACACGAAGCGGCTTAACCACCGGATGCAGCGAACCGGGGGTTCGCTCGGCAGTGAGGGTTCAGAGTTCATAAAGTCTTGGGTGATTCGCCCGGTCGCTGATCCGGGTCGTTCCGCCGCCGGGCGATGCGTTTGGGTTTCTTCGGACGGCCTCCGAGTTTGCCGTTGGCGCGGGATGACCGCGCCTTCGCGGGCGTCGAGACGCTCCCGATGAGCGCCCCGACGTTGATTTCTTTTCCGCAGTGAGGGCAGTTCACTTAATTCCACCTTTCGCGTTGCGCTTCGCCGAGACGACCGTTGAGCGGTCGAGTTGGACGCCATTGTGTTTGACCGAATACCACCCATTGTGGATGCGCTTCACGCCCGCCGCCTTGAGGATTTCGTTGTTGGTCACGCTGTCGCCGAGGTTCTTGTTGGCTTCGATTTGGATGGTCTTCATGTTTTCTTTTAGTGGCTTCGGGTTACTGGCCCTTCGCTCATCTGAAAACACAATAACCTAGCTGTTAGGTTATGCAACAAAAATCGTATTTTATTTCGACCCCGTTGCATTGGTCTTTTGCAACGATTCGGGCCGGACGGCGGAACAAATCGTCGCAGCGAACGCATCGGATGCGTCGCTGGACTCTGCGTTCTGCCGCCAGACGATGCCTGCATCATTCTTGGCGTCTTTCTTTGTGCGAGAGAAGCCACCGTCCCACCACTTACAATTTGCACAAGTTGTCATATCATTTGCGGCTCCTCCCCCGTAGCCCGCGCCACCATCTGCCCAAACAAGGTGAATGCTCCCTGCGCTCCTGTCCCAAGCAAATGTTTGCAAGGCTCCACCGAGAAGTCCTTCTTCTCGTAGCTCGGCTGGACGCGACAGCGGAAATCCGCGCAGGAGCAGCAGCCGTGGCCCCAGAAGGCGCGGACATCAATGATGTAGTCCACCGGCTCCCCTTCACCTTGACACTTGGGACACTTCATCGAGGAGTTCCTCTTGAAGTCGTGTTTGCAGGCCGCGCATTGGAGCTGGTTCTGGCTGGCCACCCGGAATCGGCCCACCTCGTTCGGCTCTGGTCGGATGTCTAGCGTCTGGCTCATAGCGGAAGGGGTAGTTCGTAGTCCTCGGGCCTCATCGGGACAGTCTCAATGGGATTCTTGAACTCAATGTCGGCAGCGTGGTAGAGGGTCTTCATGTTCCTAGCTGGGTGCATCACAGCGATGACAGGAATCTCTACCTGCTGTCTCGCAGCGTGAATCCTCGCGTTGAACGTCAGCTCGACTTCCTTCTCGGCGTTATACTCTTGCTCCGACGCTTCAAGGAAAGCCTTCACGCGGCGAGCTATCCCTTCAAGGTTGTGGAAGACATCATCCCGCTGGCGATACAACTCCAACAGCTCCGCGTCCGAAGCTCTCTGCCGATGAATGAACTGCTTGGCGGGAGGTTGTGGTGGGCGCGTGCTCATGCTGGTGGTCACAAATATGCTACTCAGGTGGATTCGTCAAGAGGGAATTTTAACGGCGTGATGGCCAGTCGCAGTGAATCATTCCACCCGTCTCGTTCAGTCGGCTCACCAGAGAGCGTCCCAGGTGCGCGGTCAGCTCCTCCCGTTCGAGGTTGCTGATGAGCACGGTGTCCTTGCCGTCGTTGTAGCGGAGGTTTCCCAGATGGAACAGCAGGTTGTTCTCCCACTGTGAATCGCTGCGCTTCTCCGTCTCATCCACCACCAGGAGGGATGGTTTGGAGTGCAACGTCACCACGTCCTCCTCGGAAACTTTTGAGTCCTGCCGATAGGTGGCTTTCACCTGCATGAAGAACCCCATCGAGGTCGTGAACCGGGCCGACTTCACTCGCTGCTCCACCTGATGTCGCATCAGCTCGACCGCTAACTGGGTCTTCCCGTTGCCGTTCATGCCGAACAAGACCACCGTGAAGCCTTCCCCGAGGCGATTTATCAGCGCGTCCAACAGCTTCCCCCAAGGCCCATCCTTCACGACCTTGGCTTTCTCGTGGCGGGAAGGGGCACCCCACTCGATTTTCAGGTCGGTGATGGCAGCATGGCGCTGCTTGGCTATGGCGGATGCTCTGGCAGCCTCCCGCTCGGTGGAGGGAATGGCTGCGGTGGCCTGCATTCGCGTCAGGATGGCTTCTAGGGGTTCGGATGGGGTCTTCATGGCGGATTAGAGCTGGAAGTCGCGGGCAACTAGGTCATGGGGTTTGGAGGCGGATTTGGAAGCGGTGGGTGCTGTGGTGGTTTCTCGGCTTGCGTAGTAGGAGTCGAACTTGGTTTTGTTGAACAGCGTTTCTGGTCTTAGGTATTCGCGCATCTTGTCGTCATTCTTCCAA